GCCGGGTGAGCCGACCGCACTTCGTCGAGGATGCGCCGCCGTTGGGCGGTCGGCAGCGTCGGGATATCCAGCTCCTTTTTGTTCGGGTTGAACTTGAGCCGCTTGCACGCTTCAAGTTCCGCGTCGGTCGGGTCGTTGCCCTGCGCCGAACGCACCCACGCACGCATCGCCAACTGCCGGTGTTCCTCGGTCGGCAGACCTTCGACCCGCTCGACGCCGCGGGCTTCCGGCCGGGCCAGCGAGGAAAGGGCTGCCACGCTTTCGCTGTCGATGGTCGCGGCCCGTTGGGCCACCTCGACGGCGCGGCTATTCGCGTCATAGTCGGCGTTGACCTTTTCCCATGCGGACCGTTCTTCGGCGGTGAAATCGCCGTTCGCGGTATGCAGGTCGGCCAGCCGCTTCACTTCGGCAGCGAGCGTCGCCCGCTTCTCAAGCAAATCCTTCAGATTCATGTTTTCGGCTCCCATGCCGGGCAGCCGACAAACGCGCGGCATCGCCCGGCGCGTGTGATTGATCGCGCCTTGCAAGTGCCGCCATTGGAGGCGGTAACTACTTGTGGAGTTGTGCCGGGCGTTCGCCATTGGAGGCGCGCCCGACGTTGCTACTCAGTTGTGAGACATACCGTACAAAACTTTCCGTATCTCGTGCAAGGTCCGCACGTCAGAGCAGACCGAGCGACACAAGCCGGGCACGGATCGCTACCGCCTCGGTCTTCGCCCGCTGCTTCGCCCGGAATTCTTCCAGCTTGACGCGGGCCTCGGCCAAGTCGTTTTCGGATCGGACGCCCGCCGTCGCGGACTGGTACGCGGGGAATGTCACCGGGCCAACGTCATACAACCGGACGGCCCGAATCTCACGAATCACGGTCGTCTGCCCGGTCGTCGCGTCGCGTGTCTCGTGCCACGATTCCTCCTCGACGCTGAATGAAAACGACGAACCAGAAATGTCGCCACGTTGTATGGATGCCGTTACATCGCGCCCCGTCTGCGTGTCCGGCGGGCTGATTTCGTACCGCAAGCCCTTGCTATCCGCGGACAATTTCAGCGTGCCCGGAGTCCGACCGAGAACGTGGTTAGCGTCGTGATTAAACAACGCCCGCACGTCGTCCTCGCGGATCGCACGGTCGAACGCGCCCGGCATGATCCGCTCCACGAATCCGCCCCACGAGGAACGCAGGTCGTATTCGGTGCCGGGGTCTGCCGGGTCATAGAACACCGAGCCATAACCGACAATGGCGGGTGGCTGCCCATCGGCCCGCTGTTCCAGCGTCACGCCCGGCCCGGCAATCTGTCGCGTTTCCTTTTTCATTTCAGCCCCCGCACTTCCGCCCATTGTGTCACCGCCCCGATAAGTTCGCCGGCCGTCGCACGCCCGGCCACGTCGAGTAGTTGCTGCCGCACGTCGGCCACCATCGCCGAAACGGTGACGTCCGCCGCGTCGCCCGTGCCGAGAGCTACCGCCAGGTCGCAACCCGGCCCCATGATTTCCCGCAACGCCGGCCCGTGTTCCGCGTCGATCCCGTCGAGCCATTCGAGGAACGTCGCCGGCTGCTTCGCCGCTTTCGTCGCGTGTACCGCAAGCCGCTTCATCGCCCGCCGTTCCGCGTCCGCAATCACCCGATGTACGCCCTCGATGGCACGCGTTGCCGTGTGGTCTTGTGTGCCGGGGTCGGGCGTGTTCGTTGTCTGCCCGCCGTCAATCACCGGGTCATTCAGTTCGCCGCCTTGCCCCATGTTCTTCGGGGTCAGTAGCTCGCCCGCGTCGCCGCCCATCGGCGGTAGGTTGAACTTGCCGCGTACCTCGTCCGGTGTCATCCACCCGCGCCCGCCGGTGGCCACCCGGAAGTACATACCCTGCGCTTCGAGGTTGGCCCGGACCAATGCTTCCCGCATGAATTCCACGAAATGCGAATCGGCCGCCTTTTCCGCCTCAGTCAGCAGCTTTTCCCGCAGTTCGTATTCCCAACTGCACAGCCAGAAATCCAGACCGCTATCGAGGTAAGCTTGGTTCTCTTGTTCCAGCGACGCGTAAGCCGTGCGGCTATTGTCCCCGAGCTTGTGCGGTGGCACGCCGAGCCAGTTCGCCACGTCGCGGACGGACATTTCCCGCGTCTGTTGGATCTGCGCGTCTTGCGCCGAGAACGAAAGCGGGTTCGCTTTCAGCCCGTTCGGCAGGACTACCGTGCGGTGCATGTTGTCAACGCCGGTATACAGCCGCTCCCACGACTCCCGCAGTTTCGTTATCTGCGCCTCGGTCAGATTGCTTGCCGATTCCAACACGACCGATGGCCGCACGGCGTTTTTGTAGAACACCTCACAGAACTTGCGGGCACCGATGCCAAGCCCGAGTTCGTCGCGGGCCATGTCGTAGGTTGCGTACCCGTTCACACCGTCGCCGCTTAGACCCTTGACGTGGATCACGTCCATCGCTTCCAACTTCCAGACGGGCAAGCCCTCGTCAGATTCCACGACGTACACAAGCCGGCCATTCTCCAATACCGGCATCACGCGGGCCGGGTCCAACGGCCAGAGGTACAGCGGGGCGAACGTCCGCTTATCCCGCTCAATAGCTGCGTAGCCGTTGCCCTGATTGACCGCGTGCGCCGTCAGTTGCGTCCGGAATACGTTCGCCGTCTGGTACGGGTTTGGCTTCCATCGGACCAGCGAATACGCCGGATGATCCGCCGCCCGTTCCTTACCGTCGTCGTTCGCCCGCTTGTAGATGTGCGCGGGCAACTTTCCCACATCGCGGGCAATCAGATTGACGCCACGCCACCACGGGGAAAACTCCATAGCCGAGGAAGCGGAGACGCTGACGCCGCTACTGCTTTCACTACCCGCGTCGAATGCGTCCCACGCTTCAGGGGAATTGAGATTGAATGACGGGTTTTCCGGCGTCGTCCGGACGGAAATACCCGCCCCGGAATTAACTCCGACGCCACCGAAAACCACGCTATTAGAAATCACAGCAGGATAATCTCCGGTGACACTTGCGCCTTCTCACTCGCCACGCCGAGGGCCATCAACCCCGCTACTACGGCGTCTATCCGCCCGGTACTCTTTTTCTTCGTGGGCTTTCTGTTGCCCGCCGGGTCGGTGTCAATCGCCACGTTCAGAATGCAGGATCGTAGCACAGGGCTGCCGTCGTGTGCAAACTTCGCACCGAGATGCTTTCTCTCCCATTCCACGACCGCCGGGTGCATCGACAGGAACCCCTGCGCGTAGCCGATCACGGGGAAGCCTCGCTGTACCAGCCGGTCGATCACTTCCGTTGCCCGTGCCCGGTCGAAAATCAACTGCGTGATGGGGTGCCGGTCGTTCTCACCGACGATGTATTCTTCGATGAACTCCGGACGGATCACGTTGCCGGGGATCAGCGTTAGCCAGCCGTCTTCAGCCCATTGGCGGTACGGCTTGCCGTCCTCGTCGCTCTTGGCGTCGATCCCTTCCTCAGGTAGCCACGCGTGGCATTGCACGATCCAGATACCCGCCGGGTCACGGTCCGCGGGCGGGTAGACCGACGTGACCGCAGTAAGGTCGCGGCTGGTTGACATATCCACGCCAACGTATCGCTCGCGGCCGTCCAGCATCTCCGGGGTAATCTGCGTTGCCGTCGCGTCCCACGGTTCGATAGGCAACCACGTCGAAACGGATTCTGTCAACTGGTTCAGCTTCAACCGGCGGAACGTGGCCTGCGCCGATGGCACCGCTATCGCGTCGTCGCGTTCGCCGATCAGGTCGGCCAGCTTCACCGTCACGCCGAGGTTTGGATTCGCCTTGCCGTAGACCGTCTCGTCCTTCCACGAGTCGGAATCGTCAAGCGTATAGATCAGGCTGAATAGCCGGTCGTCGTGCCGCTTGCCGGTCAGTACGTCTACACACTTTTGCCGCAAGTTCCACCACATTGATTGCCGGTCATATCCCGCCGTCGTCGTTCGAATCATTAGCGGCTGCGAACGGGCACCGGTTGCCGTGACGATCACGTCGTAAAGCAACTGATCTTTCCACGCGTGGATTTCATCCATGATGGCGCAGTGAATGTTCAAGCCGTCCAACGTGCCGCTATCCCGGCCGAGCGGTTGATACGTTGACCGCGTGGTTTCGCTGCTTATCGCCGTCTTGTAGATTTGCAGGCGGCGGGCCAGAGCGGGCGACGCTAACGCCATCCGCTTGGATTCTTCATGTGTAATCCGGGCCTGATCCAACTTCGTGGCGACGGTGTAGACCTCGGCACCGGCCTCGCCGTCGAGAACCAGACACGCCAAACCGAGCCCCGACGCTACGGTCGTTTTTCCGTTCTTGCGGGCTACTTCCAAGTGCGCGTGTCGAAACCGCCGATCCCCGTTTGCGTCACGCCAGCCCCATATCGAACCGCAAAAGAAATGCTGCCACGGTTCCAGAATGAACGGCTTGCCGGCAAACTGCGAACCCTTGCTATGCTTGAGCAGACCGAAGAAGTCATAGATAAGCTGCGCGAATTCCGGACGCCAGAAATACCCGCGGTCGCCCGCCGTTTCCAAGTCGTCGAGGTGACGCTGGCACGCACGGCGTACCAGGTCGCACGCCACGACCTCACCGGCCACGACCGCACGGGCGTAAGCCGTCGCCGGGTCAGGCACGCTGGCGGTCGATGAGGGCTTGCAGCGGGTCCGCTTCATCCTGTTTCGGTCGTGCGGTGATGCGAGTGCGTGACGATGGGGATAGCCCAAACTCCACTAGGAACGCTTTGACGAGGCCGAACGCTTCCCGTTGCAACTTGACCGCGGGATGAACGACCCGCCGGACGCCGACCTTCTCGCCGGACTCGCGGGCGTAAACATCCACGTCGATCAACCGGCCTTCCTTGTCTATCAGGTTGGTAGCCGACCGCAACTCCGACCACGCAGCACAATACGCGGCGAGGGCGGCGCGGTCCACAACCGTCAGCACCCCGACAGCAGAAAGTTCGGGGACGATCCGGCACCATTCCGACTGGGCTTCATCGTTCAGCCATTCGGGCATGGCCGGCTCGCCCAATGTCGGGGCCGGTTCCTTTGAGGCTTTGGGCCGACGGCCCCGGCCCGACGACAGAATCTTTAACGCCGTCGGTACTGGTGCCGGGCCACGTTTTCCCATGATTGCCGACCCTGATTCCTTAATCGCTATAGGTTTTGCCTATGTGTCGGATTTTCCGACAACTCAGACGCCGCGTCTTAGCTCCCCAAGCCCGCTGGAAACTGTCGCAAAAAATCGGTCTCA